GGAACACTTATGAAATGCTAGAATCAGAAGATTTTCTAACTGATTGGTATCCGCCGGAAGATGAAGATCATACTTTACAAGCTTTAGTTTGGGACGATGGCGGTAGCCCGGAATATATCATTGGAAAAGAGCCGGATCCGACAGCTAGCGGCGCGGTTGACGCTAGACCTGAAATTGGTTTAAATCACCCTTATGTTTCAAGAGTAGGTGATCTTAAATTTATAGAAATGCCGCAAACAAAAATTGAATATCCGAAAGCTAACAGAGTTACTGTTCGATCGGAAACCGCGGAATGGACATCAACGGATCCGGAAATTTCGGAAGACCATATTGTAGAAAGAACTATCGAAATAGATGAAGGAGACCAATCTATTTGTAGACAAGTAGCTGATAAATTACTAGAAAGGTGGTCAAGAGAAAATGTAAGTATAACAGGTGATATACGATTATTTGTCGATTTGCAATTTGAAGAAGAAGTAAAAATTGTAATTCCTGACAGTAAGATAGAAGATTTTTATCCGGTCCAAAGCGTAGAACACGATGTTATAAATCAGATTTCTAAAATAAAAGTAGGAGATATAATCTTAGATGATAACGAGTTACTCGCACGAATATTAGATGAATTATAGGGGGTTATAAAAATGAAACTTAGCGGAATGGCACCAAGATCAGGTCGTACGTTTAACGAAGATGGTAAAATTGTTAATATTGCTGATGAATTGTATGGCGGAAAAGCTCGAAAAGCAGAATCTATTACGCCGAGTGATGTAGACGATATTGATGTTACAGAAGGGTTGTATCTCGGTACTAGCGGAGATGTAAAGATTACTCTAACAGATATGGAAGACGGAACAAGCGTAGTTTTGAAAGGTTTACAAGAAGGGGTTATCCACCCATTAAGGATTAAAAGGATCTGGAATACGGATACGACCGCTGAAGATATTATCGCGATATATTAAACCAGTTGTATTTAAATTCGGATAAAATTAATTACTTGATGAGGTGGTATAATGGGAAGAGAAACTAATAACGAGACGCAAGATTACGGGTCGGCGAATAAAGCAGGAGAAGTACCCCATTTTGGAATAGTTGAGATTTATAGGAATTTAAATCGCCGATTAGAAAATTTAGAAAATGCGGTAAATCGTAATAACGAAATTATTAATAACGGACTAAATGAAACTACTAAAGAAAATAAAAAATCAATCGAAAGTATAGGTTGCGATTTAAACGAAATAAAAGCATTATTAAAGAAGAATAAAGCGTATAAAGAAGGGTCATTATCGGCAAAACAAAAACTAGCAGCGGCGCTCGCGTTTTTCGGTACTGGTATCGCGGGTGGTATAGGGGCTTTTTATACAATTCTAAGAATTCTAGGGGTGATGTAGGTGGCAATTATAGTAATTGATGGAGGTCACGGCGGAAACGATGTTGGGGCCGTCGGCGAAAATATTACCGAAAAAGAAGTAGTATTAGATATAAGTTTATTATTATATTCTATTTTAGAAAATACTCGCCATACGCCGGTTCTAACAAGAAAATACGATAAAAATATTCCGTTAAAAAAGCGAGCGGAAATCGCTAACGGTATTGGCGCAGATTTATTTATAAGTATTCATAATAATGGAGCTACAAATCCGCAAGCAAACGGAATAGAGACTTGGTATCATAGAAATTCTATTCAAGGTAAAAAATTAGCTAAATATATTCAAGAAGAATTAATTCAAGAATTAGAAAGATCCGACAGAGGTATCAAACACGCTGGTCAAGTAAATTGGTTAAATAATGATTTCTATGTTTTACGAACTACTAATATGCCTGCGGTCTTACTCGAGATCGGATTTATTACGAACCCTAAAGAGGAACAGTTATTAAAGAGTTGCCAATTTAAATATTTAGCAGCTCAAAGTATTTACGATGGTATTATTAAGTATTTACGAAAGGAGGCGAGTTAAATGATCGCAAAAATTACTACAGCGATAGCAATTCTAAGATTTTTGACCGAAGTAGCGAAAGACGTCGCGACTTTAGTTAAATTAGTTCAAGACGACGATGTAAACGATGGGGTTAAACGCGGAAAAGAGAAAAAAGAAGCGGTAGTGAATGTTATTTTAACTTTGTTTAATACTACAGATCGTTATGTCGATTTACCTCTAACGGAAGACGATGTAAGAGATACAGTCGATAAATTAATTGAAATCTTTGTAGGTTTCTACAATGCGATTGGACGATTTCGAAGTAAATCAGAAGAGTAAAGTAGATAAAGAGGTATTTAAAGAATTAAAAAAAGAGTTGTCAAAAAGAGAAACATTCCAAATCGATAGGTTATCGTCATCTGATTTAGATGAACGATTTAATGATAGCGATATCTAAAAGTTTCCTCCTTAGGGGATGCTACGCCGTAGCTCACTGCGGCGTAGTATTTTTTTATCTTACACGCGTAAAAAATTTTTAAAATTATTCTCTCCTCAATCGCAAGCAAAAGCAAGCAAAGTTTTAAAAGATATCGCAAATATCGCGCGCAATTTTTCTTTTTATTTTATCGGTACAAAAAATTTTCAACAGATTGTCTCATAATACATAGACAAAAGCAAGCGAAAGTACAAAAGATATCGCGAATATCGCGCGCAATTTTTCTTTTTCTTTACTAGAGATTGATAGAGATATAGCGATTCTCGCGCTTCTTCGTATAATGATACAGGCTTCTTGCCAAAGGAGCCCTTTAGATATATCTATGTTTAGAATCTCCTGGAGGAGAATAAAATAATTTGTGCGCGATATTGGCGATATCTTAATTTTTACACTATACTATGATATAAGGAGAGTGGTGAAAATTAAAATTTTATCTTTTGACCCCGGCGTTACGACTGGTTACGCGATATTTGAATTTCCAAATGATTTAGAAACGATTCCTTTGGACGGAACTTCTCAAAAATTTTTATGCGAAGGCGGAGAATTAAAAAAATATAACGAATTTAGAAAAATCTTTAAAAAAGATCGCATCGATTTGGTTGTAATTGAGTCGTTTAAGCTATATCCTCATAAAGCGAAAGCTAAAACGTTATCTAATTTTCCTACAGTCGAAATTATTGGCGTTATAAAATTCTTAAGTTTTATTAATAATATCCCATTAATAGAGCAAGGCGCTAATACTAAAAAGTTTTATGATAATAAAAAACTTCGTATGTGCGGTTTATTCGAGCGAGGGCAAAGTCCGCATCTACGAGACGCATATCGTCACGCTTTATATGCTTTTGACTTTAATTCGGAGGTGAAAAACTATTGCTAAATTAGGTTTAGAACGTGATATGAAAAATCGACCGAAAAGGCTTACTGTTCAATGCGACCAAAGTTTCGCGTCTCGCCTTCATAATATTCCGGGTTGTAGAAGGGGTAGAGTTGGTAATTTTACATTTCCACCAGAAGAAATAATTTTCTATCAATTAAAAAAGATTTTTCCTGACGCAGAGATATCAGAAGATTTACAAAATTTTATCGATAACTGTTTAAAATTTAATCGTCATATGGCCGAACTAAAACGCCGCTCTAATGTAGATTTAGATTTACCTGATGAATTATATAACTATCAAAAAGTTGATATTAATTTCTTTCTAAATAATAAACGCTGTATTAATGGTAACGATATGGGTCTTGGTAAAACTGTAGAAGCTATTATGACGGTAGAAAAATTAGATTTACCAAATGTTTTAATAGTTTGTCCATCTTCTATTAAATATAGTTGGAAAAAAGAAATCCATCGGTGGGTCGATAAAGAAGCCCTCGTTGTAGACGGTCATAAAAACGAGAGAAAAAGTAAATTAAGGTATCAGTTTCAGTATAAAATTATTAATTACGCAATGCTACGGAAAGGTAGTTATCCGTATCTATTAGATCAAAAATGGGATATGGTAATTTTTGACGAAGCGCATAGATTAAAAAATAGAAATTCGCAACAATCTCGCGGCGCGTCTAGATTAAAATCCGATCGTATCTTAATGCTTACTGGTTCTCCGATTCCAAACCACCCAAACGAATTATGGCACTTACTTCATATTTTATACCCAAAACGCTTTACTTCTTACTGGCAATTTGTAGAAAGATTTTGCGAATTAGAAGAAATCCACGGTTCGCCGGTACCAAAACCTAACGATTTGAGAAATAAAAAAGCGTTTCATTATATGTTAAACCCTATATTAATTAAGCGGAAAAAACAAGACGTATTATCTGAATTACCAGATAAAATTTATAAAGAAATTCCTTTAAAATTAGAAGGAAAACAGCGGAATTTATATGAGAGTATGGAAAAAGATATGTTCGCGAGATTTGAAGACGGCAAATTAGAAAAAGCAGGTCATCATTTAACGCAATTAATTAGACTACAACAGTTATGTTTATCGCCAGATTTAATTCATGATACTAATATAAAGGGCGTAAAAACTAAAGCAATTTTAGATTTAATAGACGATATAGATGGTAAAATTTGTATTTTCGCTAAATCTAAACAATACCTTTATTATTTAATGAATCTAATTGATGGTCAATACGAATATGTCTATATTACCGGTGATGTTCCGTCTGAAGAACGTGGTAATGTAGAACAAAAATTTCAAGAAAATGATGATATAAAATTATTTTTTGGTACTAATCAAATTGCGCCAGGTTTAAATTTACAAGTTAGTTCTACATTAATACACGCTCATAAAGGGTGGGTACCAGAAGATAACAAACAGGTTCATAATCGAATCCATAGAATTGGTCAAAAGGATAGTCCAGTAATTATTTCGCTAGTTTGTCAAAACACTATCGAAGAAGATCTCGAAAAAGTTTTAAAAAAGAAACAAGATATTATAGACGAGTCGCTATGTATAGAAGAAACTATCAAACTTTTTAAAAAGAGATTATCTCAGTTAGATGAGAAAAGGAGGTAAAATCTATGGATAGGTATTCGGTTTTCGGCACAATTATTGGGACTATTTTAGGTTATACTTCAAGCGTCTATTTATGGTATATAGGCATAATTATATAAGTAAAAGAGATTTAAAACTTTTTAAAAAGATGCTAGAAAACGCTTGATTTTTTCTCTAGAATATATGAGAATTACTATTGAAATTAATGAAAGGAGGTGTTTTAAATTAACGGTATAATAAATATCCATAATTCAGATATTAAAACGTTTAAAAGATGTCGTAGAAAATGGTATTTATCTTCTCCGTTACACCGTAATTTAACGCCAATTAAAGTAAATGACAAATTATGGTTAGGTACCGGAATTCATAAAGCGCTTGAATTATATTACGGTGAAGGAAAAGATTTAGTTGAATCTTTCGAGGATTGGGCTGAAAATGAAATAGAAGAAATTAAAAAAGATCGTTACGGTTTATTTCAAGATCAAATCGATATGTTAGAAGAACAAAGAGAACTCGGTATCGGAATGTTAAAATATTATAAAAAATTCGCCGAAGCGGTTGATGATGAGTATTTTGAAGAAGTAGTCGAAACTGAAAAAAGTTTTACAATACCAATAAAAACGCCTGAAGGAAACCTTTCTTGGGGTCGTTATTCTGGTACAATCGACGGTATTGTAAAAGATGAATTAGGTCAATATTGGTTATTAGAACACAAAACAGCATCTAGGATTTCAACAGACCATTTACCTTTAGATGAACAAATAGTTAGATATATTTGGGCGGCGCAAGAAGAATATGGTTTAAAATTAGAAGGCGTAATTTATAATATAATTAGAAAGAAAATTCCGAAAGAACCAAAAGAATTAAAATCTGGTGGTTTAAGTAAATCTAAAAGTATTTCTACAACTTGGTCGAAATATAAAAAATCTTTAATAGAATACTACGGCGGTAAAGATAACGTACCATGGGATGAATATGAAGACGTATTAGAATCGTTAGAAGACGGATGGAAAGATTTTTATTATCGTAAAAGAATTCGTAAATCTCAAGCTGAAATTGAAAATATAAAACGGCGAACGTATATTGAATATAAACAAATGAGAAACGCTAAAGAATTTTATCCGACTCCGAATCGTAATTGTATGTGGGATTGTGATTTCAGACACGTTTGTATAGAAATGAATAACGGCACTGATGTAGAATTTATGTTAGAAGAAATGTATGAAGAAAGAGAAAGGAGGTAATAATAATGAAAGAACTAGCTACAAAAGGCGTTGAAGAATTAGGGCAATTAAAAAATAGAGTGTCTAGGTTATACGGAATGGGTAGAATTAGCAATGAGGATTTCGTTGATATAAATAACGATATCGTTGCGTTAGAAGAAAAATTAAAAGCGGTTAAAGAAGTAGAAGATGAAGAGTAATAAATAGATAATACCAAAAAGGAGGAATAATATGGGTATTAGAGTAACGAAACCCGATGAAGATGGATGGATTAAGGGTATGGTATATGGTGATCCTGGCGTTGGTAAAACGGTTTTTCTCGGTAGTTGTTCGGTAGTAGATGATATGAGTAATTTACTATTTGTAAATCTAGAAGGAGGTGTTACACCATTACGCGACCATTATCCGAACGTCGATGTAGTTTCGCCGTCAAGCGTTGATGAATTTAATGAATTATATGATTTCCTAGCGACGCATGTAAAATTGAGAGAACAATACGAAAGAAATCCTAAGGATAATAGTATTAAGAAAAAACTTTTAAAACTCGAAGAACGTATTAAAGATAAAAATCAAATTAGCGACGAACCAGTACTATATCGTTCAGTCGCGATTGATAGTTTAACGGAAATACAAAAACTCATTATGGCTAATATAATGGGGCGAAATCCGGGTAGGTTAGTGTTTGACCCTGATTTAGATTTACCAAGAATTAAAGAATGGGGTCAAAATTCAGAAACTGTTAGACTATTAGTTAGAACTTTTAGAAATCTACCAATTCATGTTTGGTTTTCTGCTCATAAACAACGGAACCAAGATGATAAAACCGGCGAAATTGAAATACTACCATCGTTACCGGGTAAGTTACCAGATCAAATCTCTGGCATGCTGAAGGTGGTAGGTTATATGTATACAGCGGATGATAATAGCGAAATAGATGAATTTAAAAACGTCTTACTACTGAAAAATTCTGGTAAGTACAAAGCTAAAAGTCGTTACAATTCTGTTGATAGTCATATTATACAACCGACAATGCAAAAACTTTATGATCAAATAAATTTCAATAACCCTAAGGAGGCTAACAAATGAGTTTAACTGTCGATTTTACGAATGTAGAAGGTGGAGATTTTGAACCAATCGAACCAGGTAAATACGATGCTGTCGTATGGGAAGTTAAGAAAGAAGAAGCTAAAAGTGGTAACATGATGTTGGTTTGGGAATTTAAATTACAAGACGAAGAATATCAAAACAGACGCGCGTGGTACAGAAGCGTTCTATTACCGAATTGTATGTGGAAATTAAAGCAAATTTTAAAAAGAATTGCGCCGGAATATGACCTTTCTGGTAAGTTAGAAATTGACCCCGACGACCTCGCTGGTAGAAAATGTAGACTCGTAATGACTTATGACGAAGAATATGAAAACGATAAAGTTGAAGACATTTTAGCACCAAAAGAAGACGAACTTGGCGACGGAGACCTTCCGCCAGTTTAAGTAAATCTAAAGAGATCGTATTACGTTACATAATACGGTCTCTTACCCTTATAATTGTAATTGGAGGGAGGGTTACATGAAACAGTTTAATTTAGATGATGCGGAATTATTTTTAACTACTTTATTTAGTAAAATTAATGAAGGTTTTTTAGAATTAAGACCAGTTAGAGAAACAACTGTTAACAGAAGATTTTTTAGTTTATCTGAAGATCAAGATTTATCTCAACCACTTAATTACGCACAAAGCCACGCCGGCCAATACCATATTTTTCTAGGTATTCAACCGCGAATAAGGAAATCTGGTAAAGATCAAGACGTTTCTCATTTAATTACCTTTTGGGTCGATATGGATGGTAAAGATTTTGACGGTGGTAAAAGTGAAGCGTTAGAAAAAATTAGAAACTTCGACCTCGACCCTACTATTATTGTAGATTCAGGTAATGGTTTTCATGTTTATTGGGTTCTAGAAAATCCGATAGAAGTAACTAATCGTAACTGTGAAGAATTAACGTTATATTCTAAAGCACTTCATATAGAACTTGAAGCGGACTCAACTCATAATATTAGTCGTTTATTAAGGCTACCTGGTACGCCAAATATTAAAAATCCACATGACCCTACGGGTTTGAAAGTCGTTGATGACCCAGCTTTGTGGAAAACTTGTTCGGTAAAAACTATTAATAATAATTATTATACTTTAAATGATTTCGACGAAATATTAGATTTCGAACAAGCGAAAGAAGAAATTTTTAAAACTACTATCGATATTGACAAAGATGTAGATATTTTAAACCTTGACGATTTAAAAGATCGTATTTCAAACCGTATTTTAAAAAGGGCTTCAAGTGCGCCAGATAAATTTGAAGGCGATAGATCGAGAAATGATTTTTGGTTAGCTATTAATCTTTATAAAGAAGGGTTAAATGATGCAGAAGTATACCGCGCATTTGAAATATTTGCTAAAAATAATTGGATTGGCGGCGATAAGTTTAAAGAAAAAGGTGCTAAATATTTATTAACTTATGTATTACCGTCCGCTAAAAAAGTTTATATCAGAGAGGAACAAGACGATAGTTTAGAGGGGTTATTAAGGAAGGTTGAGGAAGCTCCGGATTATAAGAAGGATGAAAGGGCGGAACCGATTTATGAGAAAATAGTTAATCTACCACCAAAACGAAAAGAAATGACAATTAAACGTTTACAACAAGCGCTTGGTGGTATACCTTTAAAAACTATTCGAAGAAAATTACATCAAGTTGAGAAAGAAGATGATGGTGGTACATCTAAATTCTTTACATTTACATCTACCGGATCTGAAAAATTTGTACCGAAAAAATTAGCAGAATATTTGTTAGAACAAGATTCGTATATGTATTTAAACGGAGTATTATACCGTTATGAAGACGGTGTTTTTAATACTGGCGCAGAACCATATTTAAAAAATAAAATTCGCGAAGAATTAGACTATAGATGGGCGAAAAAATACCGCGACGATACAATAACGTGGATAAAAGATATGACTTACGAAGATTTAGATATGTTACCTTCAAATAATAACCTCGTTAATGTTAAAAACGGTATGTTAGATATTAAAACAAAAGAATTAAAACCGCATAATGAAAAATATAAAAGTATAATTCAATTTCCGGTCAATTATAATCCTGACGCATATAATGAGCGTTTAGATCGATTTATAGAAGAAGTATTTCCTTCTGACACAATTCCGTTATTATGGGAACATTGCGGTTATATTTTACTTGATGATTTAGAGTTAAAAAAGTTTTTAATTCTAGTTGGTAATAGTAATTCAGGTAAAAGTAAATTTTTAGAATTAATAGAAGAAGTAGTTGGTGAAGATAACGTTTCACATGAATCGCTTCATAGATTAACTGGTAGGCCATTTTCAATCGCTAATTTATTTGGAAAAGTAGCGAATATTTATTCTGATTTAGAAAGTAGCGCGCTAAAAAATACCGGAATTATTAAAATGTTAACTGGTGGCGATAAAATTCATGCTGAGATTAAACACGGCGATACATTTTATTTTCAAAATCGTGCTAGGTTTTTCTTTTCAGCAAATACTTTGCCGCGTATAAATAGCGACGACGCAGTATTTTTTAATAGAATTCATGTTGTTAGGTGTCCAAATCAATTCATTCCAGGCGAAAATGCTGACCCATTTATTTTACAAAAATTGAATACTGACGAAGGTAAATCATACTGGTTAAATCGCGCTGTTAAAGGCGCCCAAAGATTGTTAGATAATCAGAAATTTACTACAGTTCAATCTGTAGAAGATGAAATTTCATCATACCGTAACCAGTCTGACTCTGTGTCAGAATTTATTGATAGCCAAACTGTTGTAGAAAGAGGTAGTTGGGAAGAAAAGTCTGTTATTTATACCGCATATAGAAATTGGTGCCACGACGTTGGTAGAAAACCTGTATCATTTAGAAAGTTTATTAGAAGATCTCAACAACCGCCTCATAATTTCGTTGAATTTCATCCGAAAGATAAAAAGAAAGGCAAACAAGTTAACGCGTGGCGAAATATTAGACTAACAGACATGTGCGAACAAAAATATGAAACCCAAAATTTTAATGTAGATTTAAAATAAATTTCGCTTGATAAATAGTAGCAAATATAGGATACTCTTTTTTAAGGATCATATTAGATAGAAAGGAGGTGACTTTTTAGTTTTATTAATTAATAATTTAAATCGGAGGTAATATAAAAAATATGAAAAATTCAAATGTACAAAAATCGGTTGGGGTCTCAGAATCTTCAGAACTCGATGTGAATTTCGATTGGACTTTACTAGTTTTAGTAGTATCGTTTATCGCTTCATTAACAGCGATTAATACTATCACACCAAAAGTAGCTCAAATTGGACCATTTGTCTTATCTGCAGGTACTTTATTGTATCCTTTAACATTTCTTGTTACTGATATCGTTAACGAAATATGGGGTATAAAAATATCTAAAAAGTTAGTTGTAATGGGTATTTATGCTCAATTAATAATGATTGGCGTTTATTATTTCGGAATATTTATACCAGAAGCTCCATGGGGCGAAATGCAAGGACCATTTGAAATGGTATTAGGCGGTGTACCAAGAATTTTAATAGCGAGTTTTACAACGTATCTTATAACTCACGCTTATGATGTATGGATTTATGATAAACTTAAAAAAGCGCATGAAGGTAAAATGCTTTGGTTTAGAAATAATGTTTCTACAGTAACAGCACAAATTTTCGACGCGATATTATTTTCATTTTTAGCATTTGCTGGTACGATGGCTACTGGAGAATTAATTGTAATGATGGCTACAACCGCGTTACTAAAAAGTTTAGTTGGTATAGCAGATACACCATTAATATATCTCGGCGTTAGAATAGTTAAAAATATTAAAGGTATAAACTAAGGAGGAAATAGTATTGAATAAAATTGGTGGTTATGTAAAAGAGAATACAAGGTTTGAAAAGATATTTGGTACAGCTGATACAGTAATACCATGGCGATTAATGTTGATGTTAGGTATAACTTTCGCGATTTATATTTCAGCGAATACTGTTGCAGGTAAATTAGTTCAAATAGGTCCATTTATTCTTAATTCAGCAACAATATTTTACGCATTAACGTTTTGGTGTACAGATGCAGTAAACGAAGTTTGGGGTAAAAGATTAGCAATTAAAACAATGTTTATCGGAATTGGAATCCAATTAGTTTCACTCGCAGTTTACATTGGTGCTGTATCGCTTCCACCAGCACCGTTTTTCGAACATCAAGCAGCATATGAAATAGTGCTTGGCGCGGTTCCGAGAATATTATTCGCAAGCTTCATTACTTCAGGTTTCACTCAAGTATTAGATATCTATATTTTCTCTAAAATGAAAGAAAAACAAGGCGAAACAGGGCTTTGGATTAGAAATAATGTTAGTACATTTTTAGCGCAAGTCGCTAACACAATCGTATTTCAATTCTTAGCATTTGCAGGTACTATGTCATGGCGAGATATGTTAATTATGATGGGTACTGTTCAATTAATTAAAACTATTTTAGCACTAGCAGAAACTCCGTTAATCTATGTAATAGTTGCTTGGTTAAAGAAAGATGTTACCGAAGGAGGATTTACAAATGAATACAACGAACATCTCGCTGGTTAAAGATCGTATTATCGAAAATATTCGTAAAACTGTTGGTAATAAAAAAGTTCTTGCGGCTTATTCCGGCGGTATAGATTCGTCTTGTATGATTAAATTACTACAAATCGCGAACGTAGATTTTAAATGTATATTTGTAGATCACGGTTTGTTAAGAGCTAATGAATGGGAGAAAACCGAAAGGTTTTTAATAAATCATAATATTCCGTATATTTACGCTCAAGAACAAACGCGTTTTATCGATGCTTTAACAGAATTAGAAAATCCTGGTTATCACGAAAAAAGTATGTTAATTGGAAGCGAGTATTTAAAGATATTTGAAGAATACGCTAGAAAAGAACAAGCTGAAATCCTTGCTCAAGGAACATTAAAAATTGATATAGAAGAAAACCATCATAACGTCCGGCCGGTAAAGCATATGAATCTTGATATAGAAATATTTGAACCGTTAAAAGATTTGTATAAAAGTGATATTAGAAAGTTAGCAGAAGAATTAGATTTACCCGACCGTATTAAATACGGTCAACCATTTCCAGGTACTGCTTTAGCGGTCCGAATTTTAGGCGAAATAGATCGCGAACGTCTCTCTACGGTTCGTCACGCCGATTATATTGTAGAACAAGAATTTTCACAGAATGATGATCCGAATTTCTGGTATTTCGCGACATTAGTATCTAAAATCGAACGCGGTAAAGAAGAAGATTCTAGAGATAACTATAGTTTTGCAGTTGGTTTAAGAATCGTTATTAGCGAAGACGCGACAGAAGCAGAAATACCAGATGTACCGATGGATAAATTAACTCATATATCTAAACGTATTGTTAGAGAAGTACCGAAAGTCTCGCGAGTATTATTTGATATAACGCCAAAACCTCCGGGTGGTATAGAATTGCAATCTCCGGCAGTGTAATGATAATGCAAGTAAGGCGACGTAATGTCGTCTTACTTGTTTTCTAAATTATGTTCGAATTTGCTTGATTTATAATATGGTATATAGTAGAATCGGTTTTAGAATCTAAAAGGAGGGATAAGATGTTAGATAAAGTAATTAACGACGTGATGAAATTTGACGATTATCATGGTTTAATGGAGGAAAATGAACCACAGTATGACAATTTATTTCATATGGCGCTTTGTTTATCAGGTGAAGCTGGTGAATTCGCAAACGAAGTAAAGAAAATTTGGCGCGACGGCGACTCACAAGAACTACGCGACAATATGGCGACAGAACTTGTAGATATACTAATTTATATCGCTAAACTTATCGTTATTCTTGATATTGATATCGAAAAATATTGGAACGAAAAACACGAAGAACTATACGAAAGGTGGGCCGACCGAGATTTAAGTTGTAGAAAAATTCAACTAATAGTAAAGGAGGAATAATGATGCTTATTCTTGTTGAAGGTCCTGATGGTTCGGGTAAATCTAGTTTAGTATCACAACTTCATCATTATCTTGGTTGGCCGATTAAAAAATATACCAACCACGTAACCGCGAATGAAGCAGTTGGCGTAACGATGAGACATTTGTTTAGTTCGTTTAGTGCGCCAGAAATTATCGACCGTTGTCACTTTCCTTCAAATTTAATTTACGGAAAAATTATTAACGGTTATACACATCCGGAACCGATTAGAAATTGGTATTTAAATGATGTTCAAAAAAGGTTAAAAGATTTAAATACTATTGTTATTTATTTATCGGCAGATAAAGATATTCTCGCAAGTAGAATTACGCCTGACGACTATATGAATGAAACGTATTTAAAAGATTTAAAAGACGCGTACGATAATTGGTATTATAATCAATTAACCGTTTCTTCGTTTAGAATTGATACGTCTAATATTAGTAAAAAAGAAACATTTGAAGTTGCTTTAGAAAAAATTATTCAAGTATGCGGAAGGAGAGGGTTAAATGAAAGTTTCTAATATTATGCCGGTAAGTTTATTAAAACATTACGGAGATAAAACAAACTATCATATGACTATTCCGTCTTATATTGAAGAAAGCGACGAATATGCGAATTATTTCTATAACCGCGCGACTTATGAAGATTTCGTTATGGTCGATACTGCAGTAGTAGAACTCGGGTATCCTATGCCGTTTCCGCGTATTGTCGACTTAGCAAAACGAGTTAACGCTAGCGAAGTTATGTTACCGGATTATTCGTTTAATTCAGAACGAACGTATAACGAAACTGTTAATTCATATCATCACTATATTAATAATTACGGCGACATACCATTTCAAATTCATGGTGTACCACAAGGTGAAACGTTAATAGATTATTTAAATTGTTTCTATAAAATGTCGAAATTAGGTTTTATAGATACGATTGGTATCTCAGCTACAACTGACGTATATTCAGAATTAGAATTAGGTAGAGTTACTTTGATAAATTTATTAGAAGATTTAGGTTTAATTGACGAAAGTAAAGAATATCATTTATTAGGCTATTTAATGAGGCAAAAAGGTCCATCAGATAAAATAAAAATGATAGCTGATAAAAAATGGATTCGCGGTATCGATACAAGAACACCGATTACTTTCGCGTATAATGGTTTTGACTTAAAAGGCAGTATAGATAGACCGAAACGTTCGCCAGATATGTTTGAAGACGTAGAACCGCGCGATTTATATAGTTATAATATTGACGTTTTTAAGAAATGGTGTCGCTATGACTACAGCTGATAATCCTTGCGGCGTTTGTATTTGTAGTAAAGATAAGCGCGTTAAAAATAAAATAAACGAGACTTCCGATATGTTTTTTATTGGAAGTTCTCCAAATCGCGCAGAATTATTTAATAAAGAAGCGTTGTCTGGTAAAGCTAGGCGATTATTTCAAGTCGTTTTAGAAGATTCTGGTATAAATTATAAAGATATATCGATTGGAAACGCGTTACAATGTAAACCACCACGAAGTAAGAAAATTAATTTAACCCATCTTAATAACTGTAGATCAAAATTAGTTAATGATATTAAAAAAGTAAACCCTAAGATAATCGTATTAATGGGTAAAAATGCGATTAGATCTTTTTATCAAAGTAATAATAGCGTTACTGAATCTAGAGGACCCGGAAAATGGAACGAAGAATTTAATGCGTTTGTCGTTTCAACCTATAGTCCGAATTCTATATTTTACTCACCGCGGTCTTTAATAGATTTTGATCGCGATATAAAAACCGCAGTATCTTTATTAAATAAAAAACCTTCAGATTTACCAGAATTAGAACAAGAATATAAATTATTAGATACGCCGATGAAATGTTTAAAAATGTTTGAATGGTTTAGTAGACAAGATTTAATTTCAATTGATATAGAAACCGAAGGTTTTAAATGGTATGAAGATAAAATTATCGCAATTGGTCTATCGGCATTCGAGGGAACTTCTTATATTATCCCCGAAAAAATGATAGATTATCCAGTCGTAATGTTAAATCTCCAGACACTTCTCGAAAACCCCTCGGTTAAATTCGTTTGGCAAGGCGGACAATTTGACTGTAGATTTCTAAGATATCAATACGATATAAAATCTAAAATAGATGAAGATACTTTATTAAAACATTATTGTGTAGACGAACGCCGCGGTACTCATAGTTTATCAGAATTAAGTAAATTATACCTTGGCGCGAAAGATTATGAATCTGAATTTAAAAAATATATTCCGAGCGGCGGAAATTACGGCGACGCACCAAAAGATAAATTGTATGAATATTTAGCTAAAGATACAGATTACGTTTTAAAAATTAATAAAAAACTCGACGAAGAAATTTCAGAAAACTATCAATGGATTTACGACAATATTTTAATACCGGCTACAAATATGCTTATCGACGTAGAATTAAGAGGAATTAAACTTGACGAAGAGAAAAACGAACAATTATTATACGAATACGGACAAAAAGTAGAAAATCTTTCGAACACTATTAACGATCTTGTTGTAAACCATTTCGGTTTTAATCCTTCTCATTATGTAGAAGTTACTGATGCGAAATCAGAACCAGAAGAATTTAACCCAAATTCACCGCAACAATTATCTCACGTATTATATGATTTAATTGGTTTTGATAGGTATGAAGGTAAGCGAACTACAAATCGAGCCGCATTAGATCATTTCTTTCACGAGGTACAAGGTGTTACAAAAGATATAGATAGAACACGAGAAGATTTAGTTGAAGTAATTCATGAAGGCGGAAATAAAGGTGAGGTTGTATTAAAAATACCGCCAGAAAGATTAGAAAATCCAGTAAATAAATTATTAAATACTATAATTGTATGGCGTAGATATAGCGGAATTTATACAAAATTTATAAAAGCGATGAAAGATCACGCTAATTTTGACGGCAGAATTCATTGTTTATTTAAATTATACGGTACAGAAACCGGTAGATTATCATCGACTGACCCAAACCTTCAAAATATACCAAGAGATTCAGTTATAAGAGGTCAATTTACGGCAAAAGAAGGTTACAAAATAATTGAAGCGGATTATTCTCAAGCGGAATTAAGAACGTTAGCATTTTTATCGCAAGACGAATCATTAATAAAATTATATAATGAAGGTAAGGATCTTCATGATGAAACTACAAAAGAAATGTTTGGTGAAGATTTCACTTATGAACAAAGGTCGATTACTAAATCTATTAATTTCGGTATTCCTTACGGAAGAGGTTACGAATCTATAGCGTTACAATTTGGTTTAAAGAAATCTGAAGCGAAAGATATAATCGAGAAATGGAAAAGTCAATATAGTGGCGCTAATAAGTGGTTAGAAGAACAGAAATCTAAAGTTTTAAGTGGCGAAACTATTGAAACCGCGTTTGGTAGAACTAGAAACTTCGGTTATATTTCGCGTAGAAGAAAACACCACGTAATGCGTGAAGTTGTAAATTTTCCAATTCAATCTACAGCGTCAGATTTTCTATTATTATCGGCGATTCATTTACACGAAAAATTTAAAAATAAAGAAATAAATCTCGTTAATTTGGTTCATGATGCTATTTTATTTGAAGTTAAAGAAAATAAAGTAAAAGAATATGGAAAAATTATTAAAGACACCATGGAATGGGTGCCAAAACATTATCAAAATGTGAACATTCCTTTTGAGGCCGATGTAGAAGTCGGTGATAGGTGGGGTTCGACAAGTAAGATAAATTTTAAAAAGGAGGTAAGATAAATGATAAAATGGCAAAATAAAAATTATTATTCACCAAAAGAAGCGGCTGAAAAGTTTAAAGTACCTCGCGCTACAATATACTATTGGGCAGATAATAATTCTAAAGATCTTGATATTCTTGACTTAGATGATTTTTGTAAGGATCTTCCGCTTGATCCAAAAGAATTAAACTCTCGCATTTATATCGGTGAAGATGATCTAAAAAAGAAAACGCGAGATCTGAAAAAGTAATAAAAGGAGTGTATGCGGTATATGAGAAGACGGTTGCTAATTATTTTAGTTATTCTTATTAGTTCTTTTAGTTTTGGTTTTTACCAAAGCTATACAATTAATTCGTTAGAATATGAGTTAGATAACCTTAACTCGGAATTAGAATTAGCGCTAAAAGAACAATCCGACCTAATTAATGAAGTCGACAATTATAATATTGTAGTTGGTACCGCGACCGCATACGCTCCTTTCGATAATAAAAGCGGAATTTGCGCGGATGGAAATCCGGAAATTACTAGTAAAGGAGTTAGACCTGGACCAGATGTCATAGCAGTAGATCCAAGCGAAATTCCTTATTATAGTGAAGTAATTGTTATTGGTAAGGATTTCGTTATTGAAGCTACTGCATTAGATACTGGTGCGGCAATGAAAAATAATCCTTACCGAGTTGATGTTTATCAACCAACTTATCAAGACGCGTTAGATTTCGGTATTAATGATGTTATTTTAATTTGGCGAGAACCATAAAATAAAAAGGAGGAATAACCGTGATTATTAAACCAAAAGCGACTTTAATTGATTATAGTGATAACCCAGAAGAAAACGTTGCGACCGCAGCGAGATTATGTTACTCAAAAGATGGTGCCGAACGGATTCGCGAAAAATTCGAATCTGGCGAGGTTGAAAGATTAGTAAAAAAGATTTTAGATTTAGGTCATTTTTCTACAATGGAGCATAACTTCTTTTCATTTCACATTGTTTGTAGTAAAGTTACTAGCCATCAGATCGTACGGCAAAGGGTTGGCGCGTCTTATAGTCAAAGATCGCAACGATATGTTGAGGAAGATGATTTCGATTATATAATTCCTGATACAATTCGCGGTGAAAATAAAACTAAATATATGGAATTTTTTAATAAAAGTCAAGAACTTTATCGCGAATTTCGCGAAGAAGGTATACCAAAAGAAGATGCGAGGTTCATATTTCCGGCTATTAAAACGAATTTAATCGCGTCATATAACGCGCGGTCACTATATTATTTATTTAGATTAAGATGTTGTAATAGAAGTCAATGGGAAATTAGAAGTATAGCGAATCAAATGTTAGAACAAGTTAAAGAAATCGCGCCAGTATTATTCTCAAAAGCGGGCGCCGATTGTGAAGCGAAAGGAATATGTAATGAAGGAGAATTAAGTTGCGGTAAACTTGAAGAGTTACAACGGAAGGAGAAATAGTATGCAATTATCAAATAAAGTTGAAACACTTTTACAACGAAAATATTTAGAAAGAGATGAAAATAATGAGGTTGTAGAAACGCCAGAAGAATTGTTTACTAGAGTTGCGACAAATATCGCTAGTGTAGAACCAAATAAAGAAGCGCGAGAAAAATGGAAAAATATATTTTATGAAGTAATGACAAATTTCGATTTTCTACCAAATTCACCGACTTTAATGAACGCGGGCGCTCATTTACAACAACTTGCGGCATGTTTTGTCTTACCTGTAGAAGATCATATGGAAGGAATATTTAATTCAGTACGCGATATGGCATTAATTCAGAAAAGTGGTGGCGGTACTGGGTTTAGTTTTTCGAATCTACGACCTAAAAACGACGTAGTTTTAGGTACTGGCGGTATTAGTTCTGGTCCGATTAGTTTTATAGAAGTATTTAATTCAGCGACAAATACCATTAAGCAAGGCGGTAAAAGACGCGGTGCTAATATGGGTGTTATGAGAGTTGACCATCCTGATATTTTAGAATTTATTTCATATAAAGATAAAGAAGGTAGGTTGAGTAATTTTAATCTTTCAGTCGCGATAACAGACGAATTTATGAAAGCGGTAAAAACTAATTCGGATTATAAATTAATAAATCCGCGAAATGGTGAAATTTGGGATATAATAGATGCTAATAAGGTTTGGAATAAAATTATTTCGCAAGCGCATAAAAATGGTGAACCGGGTGTTATATTTATTGACAAAATTAATAAAGACCACCCGTTACCAGAAAAAATAGAAAGTACCAATCCGTGCGGCGAGCAACCTTTGTTACCATACGAAGCGTGTAATTTAGGTTCTATTAATTTGTCGAATATGATATCTGACGGCGAAGTAGATTGGGAAAAATTAGAAAATACTATTCAAGTTGCCGTTCGATTTTTAGATAATGTTATTTCAGTTAATAAATATCCGATACCTCAAATCGCAGAAAAAACTAAAAAATATAGAAAAATCGGTCTTGGTGTAATGGGTTGGGCAGAAATGTTAATTCGATTAAATATTAGATACGGTACTTCCGAATCGTTAGAACTAGCGGAAGAAATATCAGAATTTATTAAAATAACGAGTCATACTACTTCTGAACTACTCGCTGATATAAAAGGTTTATATCCGGGTTATAAAGAAGGTTTACCAAAAAGGCGGAACGTTACGACTACTACAATAGCACCAACGGGTAGTATTGGTATTTTAGCAGATACTACAGGCGGAATCGAACCGTTATTTTCGCGAGAATATACTCATACTGACGCCGACGGAAATATTACTCATTATAAACCGAAATATATTCAAGAAAACTCCGACGCCGTAGTAACCGCGTCAGAAATAGACGCACAAAATCACGTTAATATGCAAGCGGCCTGGCAGAAATATGTAGATAATGCAGTAAGTAAAACAATAAATATGCCGAATGACGCGACGAAAAAAGACGTTGAAAACGCTTATAAAAAAGCGTATCAATTAGGTTGTAAAGGTTTAACTGTTTATAGAGACGGAAGTAGAGAAACACAAGTATTAAAATCAGACGCTAATGAAAACGATAAAATTAAACCTGATCAAAGGCCAGTCGCGGCAGCTGGTATTACTACTAAATATAAAACCGGTTGCGGGAAATTATATCTCACAACCAATGTAGATAACGAAGGAAACCCAATCGAAACATTTATTCAAGTCGGTAGTGGTGGCGGATGCGCATCAAATACAGAAGCGGTATCTAGATTAATTAGTCTTTGTTTAAGGTCAAATATTGATACTAATGAAATCGCAGACCAATTAAAATCAGTTCATAAATGCGGTAGTTGTTTATATAGACTCGGTAAAGATGAAAATATTGACGGCGTAAGTTGTCCGTCGATTGTTGGTGAAGCTTTATTAAATAATGGTACTAATAAAAATAAACCAACACCAGAATTAAACGAATGCCCGGAATGCGGCGCACCAACAAAAGACGGTTCTATTGTAGGTAATTGCTTTGTTTGTAATAATTGCGGATACTCTAAGTGCGGTTAATTCCTCCTGTGTCAGAAGGCTAAAGATAGAAATATCTTTAGCCTTCTTTTTTTTTTATAGCTTGAATTTTTTATTATAACATATTATAATCGCAGCGAAAAAGAAACAAAAAGAAATAAAAAGGTTGTAAAAAGCGCTTGCAATTAATAGTAGAACATGTGATACTAAGCGCGTAATAAGGAAGGCGTTAAAAAACAAAAAGGAGATGAAAGAAATGAAAAAATTAAAATTTGAAGAATTAGAAAAAAAGGTTGACAAATTTAGCGAATTATATTTAGCAAGAAGATACGCAGAAAGAAGTATAAAAATTAAAATGATAGTATTAGGAGACGACGGAAAATATTGGTTAGGAAAACCAGCAATTACAGAACAACTAGTTAAAGATTTTGGTTACGAATACGCATAAGGAGGCTAAATAATGAGGCGATTTGAAGAAGTTTATTTAAAGATTAATAATCAACTACACGAAGCAATGGAAAGAAAATTAGAGGATTACGAGAAATCTGATATTATTATCGATAAATTCTCAATAAAGTATTTAAAAATTAAAGCGGCACAATACGAAAGATTAAATATTGACGAAAAATTAAATTACGCGAGTAAATTAGATAAAGAATTAGCGGCTTTAAAACGACAAATCGGTGGGCGGAGTGCTGAGGAATACTTATACGAATTAAGACAACGCGATTATATTAGTGAAGTTGAAAAATACGTTATTGACTTATATCTTAATGAGGAGGAATAATTATGTTAATTCTACGTTGTAGCAATTGTACGTCTTTTCACCATTATCATTTTCAGAATGCTAACACAGGTTTTTGTACTAAAAATAATAATACGACAGATTGTGATTCATTATGCGGAAAACATTCGGAGTTTTCTAAAAGTCTTTCAGATAGCGAAATCGAAGAACTGGAAGATCTACACGATCGGTTTTTTGATGGTGAGAAAGTTACTGAAGAAGATAAGGAATTTTATAAAGAATTAAAAAATAGTTTAACTGAAGCGGCGTACGTAATCGCACATTATTTGAATAAGAAAGGAGGGAAATAATGTTAAGAAAAGTTGATATGTTAGACACCGTTAATATGGTGTTAGATTTAATGTTAGAATATCTCGACGAAAATTATACAAAATCTATCGCTGATTCTACTACAAATCAATACGAAGCGGGTTATATCAATTATAAAAACGACCATCTTTATTACGTAGAAGCTGATAAAAACGGCTTTACTACAGTCGAAAATGTAACGATGGGTACGATTTATCCGTTAGGTAAAAACGACTACAGAGATAAAATTGAAGTTATAATGCGTGTAGAACAACATAAGGAGGTGTATTAATAATGTTATTAATTGGTAAAGAATATAATTTAAGTGGTGAAGTAAAGGAATTTATAGAAAAAAGATTAAAGAAATATACGCAACGAAATGGTAAAAGTTATTATATCGCGGATTATCAAGATAGAGATGGAATAGAATCCGTTAAATTATTTTATAATGGTAAAAAATATTTCGTAAAATACTATCATCTAAACGATTTAAAATTTCCAATTTTCCGCGAAATCTACTCATGCGAAAGCTGCGGAAAAGATATAAAGCGTGGTTATGGTAAAGTTTGTAGAGCATGCGAAAAAAGATTAAAAAAGAATTAAAACCTTTTCGAGAATCGCTTGCAATTGTGAGTAGAACATGTTATACTAGGAGCGTAATAAAGGAGCTATAAAAAATAATTAAAAAAGGGAGATGGAAAAAATGTTAAAAACTAATATTAAGGTTAATTCAGAAGAGGGTATAGTTTTAAATGAATTGGAAGATATTTTTAATGAAAGAGTTGAAGTTAAACAGGTTATAAAAGCTAAAGATGGTCAGTTTTCAATAGTTGAGGATTCAGAAGTAGTAGAAGAAATGATGAGTATTTTGAATATGATAGATGCAAATTTAGAAATAGAAAAAGATAAAGAAGCAATGAAAGCGGTTAAAAATTTAGAAGTAGTTTTAGAAAACATATTAGGTCAAATTAGAACAATTGAAGAAATCAAAAGTTGTTAATTAAGTAGAAATAGTAAAGAAGGAAAGCTTGAAAAAGCTTTTCTTCTTTACTTAAAATTAAAAAAGGAGTGATATAAATGGAAGTTGATACAATTACTAGAGAATTTGTAAATGTAATAATTCAGTTGATGAAAGAAGAATTTAATTTAGACATATTAGACGGTCCCGATAGAATCGAAAAAATCGAACGCGTTAATGACTCAGACAAACCTGGTATCATTGAACGAATATGGTTTAGTTTCGAAGAAGAATATTACTTCGCAGAACTGTGGCACAATGATGGTTACGCTGATATAAGGAAATTATAGAATTAAAAAAGGAGTGATATAAATGGTTGATAAAAAAGCGATTAAGCAAAAGTATACAGTGCATTACAAGCTTTCGAAAGAAGATTTGAAAAATTTAGATTTAAAAAAATTGTACTATTCGTTAAAAGATAAGTATTTTAAAAATCGTGATATGTCTTCGTTCGAAAACGTAAAATGGAATAATAAATTCTCAGCAATTGCGGGTCGCGAAAAAGGCGGTTTAATAGAGTTATCAAGTAAATATCATCAGAAATATCCAGACGAAATAGTTAGTACGTTATTGCATGAAATGATCCATCTTTATATCAGTGGTCATCCGGATTCTTTTTACGACGA